GCCCCCAATACACCAACCACTAGGACATGCAGGTGTCAATCTGCTTTGGGTTGGGCCACGCTCAGATGCGTATCTATGCTTATCTACTTTACTGTAGAAGTATGTGAACCATCTCTGTTGTGAGGGTTTCCTGTCGAAGGTACATCCTTCGATGCAGACATGAATAAAGGAAGAAACCTTCTTCATCTCTCCCATGCTATTAAAATTCTACCTTCTTCACGTTTGAAGGGGTTGAATTTTAAAGCAGTTGGGTGGATAGCTACTCGTCTACTGTCGGATAATGCAGAAAACTCAGCGTAGACACGGAGGAACGTCATTGTTGCGTGTTGTACTGTAAAGTACCGCGCTCGAAGTCCAGATAGTACCAGTAATTTCGCTAGTACTTTTCTTCGCTTCAAGGATGACAGAGCCACTGACAGATCGTACACTAATGTCTCAAGCTTCTGACTTTCGGTTGCTACTAGATACTTGTTCACGATATCTATGTAGGCAAACCAATTAAAGACTTTCACGTTAATTCCTAATTTATTAGAAAAGAAATTTACGGAATCTCTAAAGTCGTGGCTAGAAAGATGTTGGATAGGCCGAAGCCTACCGCACATTTTCTTCATTAGTGCCTCTGATCGAGTGATTAGGAGTTTCTCAAAATCTGGAATTAAAACACTTCCAGATTGGAACATCTTCTCTATCATATCAAATGTCGGTCCGTGTCCGACTGGAATCTGGGTAAGTAGGGTTCAGATTTCTCATCGCTTTGAATGGGAACTTCTCGAACCTAACCCTAGTAGTCTCTTCACTACTGAATCAGGTAAAGAATATTTCTTTACAAAGGCGACTAAAGCTGCTGAAGTGGCTAGAGCTGCTGAATATTCCCTTATAGGGACAGGTGAAACATCCTGTCCTTTAAACAAGGTTTTCTTCGCAAACTCTAACCCCAGAGAAGAAGGTGATATAATCGACTTCCCTAGATTTATGTCTACTCCAAGACCCTCCATTATCCGAAGATAATTTTGGGCAACTCTCTTATCCCAGATAACGATATCATCACCTAAAAGTGCATACTCTTTGAATAAGTATGGTTTTCTAGAGCGATGTGCCGCTATCTGCACAATAACATGATGAGTTAGGGCTAGCATTCCTCAAGAAGAGAGTGCTCCCATTGGCTGTCCAACAGCGTATTTTACTGCGGATGGCACTATAGTAGGAGGGTACCGTGTTTGGTAATAATCCCTTCCCACCATTAGGGTAACTCAATTCTGAGCAAATACCTTACCGAATAGAGTCTCTACAATGAACTCTTGGATCAAGAGAGGTAGTCTATCGGTCGCAGAGGATAGATCGAAACTATACAGTGGTGCTCCTTCTGGAACCCGTTTTAGTGGTTTCAGTTGGTTAAAAGTTCCGTCCATCGGTAATCTTCGTAATACTTTGAAGATTCAGTCATGGAATGGTGACAATAATCACTGTGTAATAGGATCTACCATCGCGAAGACTCTAACTTTCCCCGCCGGTTCCTGCTTAAACCCCAATTTTCCTACATGCGTAAATAGTTTGTTAGACATTTTACGCAACCGCATTTCACTTCGACCAGAGGGTTCCTCTATCGAGTTTATCATTTTACTGATAATAGTAGTTTCATAAGATCAAATCTTATTACTTCTAAATCACGATAGAAGACCTTTCATTGACTGTAATACATTATGATTCAATGATAATGCAATAGCAGTCCTTGATAAGGCCCAGGGATGAGTAGAGTACTCACCCCAAGAACTCTTTGAGTTCGGTGAAGACCGGGTAATCGGGAATATTCGGGGCCCGCTTGTTCAACTAACCATTTTATCCATCGGGATTAGAATATCTAATGCCGATCTTATACGGATAATTGTAGACCAAGCGGAAGCAGCATTACCCTTCTGAGGATCTGTAATAGTAGACAGTTTAGGAAGTGTGATGTATTCTAGCCCTCTAAACAGGGACAATACAGTCAGAACCCACTTTATCATAGTGGCATTCCCTAATCTAATCTCCTTTCGGATCCCCGCAGGTAATATTCGGGGAAGCCCCCCTCGGGTCCTAGAAACTCTAGGACCGATGGAGGTAACATCAGCTATTTTATATCCAGCAATAGATTGCTGTACTAAGATACTAGTAACCTTAAGGAACTTAACAAGTCCTGGTATACCTTGCTTTCTTAGTATAGGTCTCATTCTATCCAACATTAGGAAACAGAGTCTCACTCAAGATGGATTTATCACTCTTACGACTACCTTGGTTAAATTTATCAAGTGTAAAGTAAGTGGACCTCTTTTTACAGAGATCATGGCACTCAACGAATCTGGTAACGCGAATTTATATTTGGCTAAACGAGGGTTTAATCCTTTGTTCATGTCGATTATAAATTACACTGTCCGGTAAATCTACCCGGTTCCAGGCGTATCGACTCGATGAGACTTCGGTTTCCCCGTGAGGGGGCCGCAGCCACCTTTGTAAGGACTGGATAATTCCAGCCTGGTTGGACTTTTCCTACCGACGTTAACGCAGTCGGCCGAAAAGCTGCCAGACACTCAGTCAGGCAGTGGATCACAACGACGTAAAATGAGCGAACGTCACGTGCCACTGGACCCGTGTCAGAATCTAGATTTCGAGGGTTAGAACCTCTAATCCGGAATCCTAGAACGTATGGTGGGTTTAAACCACTTCATACTGAAATCCACAAGGGACTTCCAAATTTTGGATCCCCATCCGAGGACTGAGGACAACTCGTCACGGATAGCTCAGATGCAACATCTAAGGTACCATGGGTGAGAATTTACCCATTCTTAGCCTTGATA